CCGGAGCCACAGACTGCCGTTGAATGGGCGGATGCCAGTTACTATCTCCCGAAAGAATCCGCATACCAGGAAGGGCGCTGGGAAACACTGCCCTTTCAGCGGGCCATCATGAATGCGATGGGCAGTGACTACATCCGCGAGGTGAATGTGGTGAAGTCTGCCCGTGTTGGTTATTCAAAAATGCTGCTGGGTGTTTATGCCTACTTCATAGAGCATAAGCAGCGCAACACCCTTATCTGGTTGCCGACGGATGGTGATGCCGAGAACTTTATGAAAACCCACGTTGAGCCGACTATTCGTGATATTCCGTCGCTGCTGGCGCTGGCCCCGTGGTATGGCAAAAAGCACCGGGATAACACGCTCACCATGAAGCGTTTCACCAATGGGCGTGGCTTCTGGTGCCTGGGCGGTAAAGCGGCAAAAAACTACCGTGAAAAGTCAGTGGATGTGGCGGGTTATGATGAACTTGCTGCCTTTGATGAGGATATTGAACAGGAAGGCTCTCCGACGTTCCTGGGTGACAAGCGTATTGAAGGCTCGGTCTGGCCAAAGTCCATCCGTGGCTCCACGCCCAAAGTGAGAGGCACCTGCCAGATTGAGCGTGCAGCCAGTGAATCCCCGCATTTTATGCGTTTTCATGTTGCCTGCCCGCACTGCGGGGAGGAGCAGTATCTTAAATTTGGCGACAAAGAGACGCCGTTTGGCCTCAAATGGACGCCGGATGACCCCTCCAGCGTGTTTTATCTCTGCGAGCATAATGCCTGCGTCATCCGTCAGCAGGAGCTGGACTTTACTGATGCCCGTTATATCTGCGAAAAGACCGGGATCTGGACCCGTGATGGCATTCTCTGGTTTTCGTCATCCGGTGAAGAGATTGAACCGCCTGACAGTGTGACCTTTCACATCTGGACGGCGTACAGCCCGTTCACCACCTGGGTTCAGATTGTCAAAGACTGGATGAAGACGAAAGGGGATACGGGAAAACGTAAAACCTTCGTGAACACCACGCTCGGTGAGACTGGGAAGCGAAATCGGCGAACGTCCGGATGCTGAAGTGATGGCAGAGCGGAAAGAGCATTATTCAGCGTCCGTTCCTGACCGTGTGGCTTACCTGACCGCCGGTATCGACTCCCAGCTGGATCGCTACGAAATGCGCGTATGGGGATGGGGGCCGGGTGAGGAAAGCTGGCTGATTGATCGGCAGATTATTATGGGCCGCCACGACGATGAACAGACGCTGCTGCGTGTGGATGAGGCCATCAATAAAACCTATACCCGCCGGAATGGTGCAGAAATGTCGGTATCCCGTATCTGCTGGGATACTGGCGGGATTGACCCGACCATTGTGTATGAACGCTCGAAAAAACATGGGCTGTTCCGGGTGATCCCCATTAAAGGGGCATCCGTCTACGGAAAGCCGGTGGCCAGCATGCCACGTAAGCGAAACAAAAACGGGGTTTACCTTACCGAAATCGGTACGGATACCGCGAAAGAGCAGATTTATAACCGCTTCACACTGACGCCGGAAGGGGATGAACCGCTTCCCGGTGCCGTTCACTTCCCGAATAACCCGGATATTTTTGATCTGACCGAAGCGCAGCAACTGACTGCTGAAGAGCAGGTCGAAAAATGGGTGGATGGCAGGAAAAAAATACTGTGGGACAGCAAAAAGCGACGCAATGAGGCGCTCGACTGCTTCGTTTATGCGCTGGCGGCGCTGCGCATCAGTATTTCCCGCTGGCAGCTGGATCTCAGTGCACTGCTGGCGAGCCTGCAGGAAGAGGATGGTGCAGCAACCAACAAGAAAACACTGGCAGAATACGCCCGTGCCTTATCCGGAGAGGATGAATGACGCGACAGGAAGAACTTGCCGCTGCCCGTGCGGCACTGCATGACCTGATGACAGGAAAACGGGTGGCAACGGTACAGAAAGACGGACGGCGAGTGGAGTTTACGACCACTTCCGTGTCTGACCTGAAAAAATACATTGCTGAGCTGGAAGTGCAGACCGGCATGACACAGCGACGCAGGGGACCAGCAGGATTTTATGTATGAAAATGTCCACCATTCCCACCCTTCTGGGGCCGGACGGCATGACATCGCTGCGTGAATATGCCGGTTATCACGGCGGTGGCAGCGGATTTGGTGGGCAGTTGCGGGCGTGGAACCCACCGGGTGAAAGTGTGGATGCAGCCCTGCTGCCCAACTTTACCCGTGGCAATGCCCGCGCAGACGATCTGGTACGCAATAACGGCTATGCCGCCAACGCCATCCAGCTGCATCAGGATCATATCGTCGGGTCTTTTTTCCGGCTCAGTCATCGCCCAAGCTGGCGCTATCTGGGCATCGGGGAGGAAGAAGCCCGTGCCTTTTCCCGCGAGGTTGAAGCGGCATGGAAAGAGTTTGCCGAAGATGACTGTTGCTGCATTGACGTTGAGCGAAAACGCACGTTTACCATGATGATTCGGGAAGGTGTGGCCATGCACGCCTTTAACGGTGAACTGTTCGTTCAGGCCACCTGGGATACCCGTCCCTCGCGACTGTTCCGGACACAGTTCCGGATGGTCAGCCCGAAGCGCATCAGCAACCCGAACAATACCAGCGACAGCCGGAACTGCCGTGCCGGTGTGCAGATTAATGACAGCGGTGCGGCGCTGGGATATTACGTCAGCGAGGACGGGTATCCTGGCTGGATGCCGCAGAAATGGACATGGATACCCCGCGAGTTACCCGGCGGGCGCGCTTCGTTCATTCACGTCTTTGAACCCGTGGAGGACGGGCAGACCCGCGGTGCAAATGTGTTTTACAGCGTGATGGAGCAGATGAAGATGCTCGACACGCTGCAGAACACGCAGCTGCAGAGCGCCATTGTGAAGGCGATGTATGCCGCCACCATTGAGAGTGAGCTGGATACGCAGTCAGCGATGGATTTTATTCTGGGCGCGAACAGTCAGGAGCAGCGGGAAAGGCTGACCGGCTGGATTGGTGAAATTGCCGCGTATTACGCCGCAGCACCGGTCCGTCTGGGAGGCGCAAAAGTGCCGCACCTGATGCCGGGGGACTCACTGAACCTGCAGACGGCTCAGGACACGGATAACGGCTACTCCGTGTTTGAGCAGTCACTGCTGCGGTATATCGCTGCCGGGCTGGGTGTCTCGTATGAGCAGCTTTCCCGGAATTACGCCCAGATGAGCTACTCCACGGCACGGGCCAGTGCGAACGAGTCGTGGGCGTACTTTATGGGGCGGCGAAAATTCGTCGCATCCCGTCAGGCGAGCCAGATGTTTCTGTGCTGGCTGGAAGAGGCCATCGTTCGCCGCGTGGTGACGTTACCTTCAAAAGCGCGCTTCAGCTTTCAGGAAGCCCGCAGTGCCTGGGGGAACTGCGACTGGATAGGCTCCGGTCGTATGGCCATCGATGGTCTGAAAGAAGTTCAGGAAGCGGTGATGCTGATAGAAGCCGGACTGAGCACCTACGAGAAAGAGTGCGCGAAACGCGGTGACGACTATCAGGAAATTTTTGCCCAGCAGGTCCGTGAAACGATGGAGCGCCGCGCAGCTGGTCTTAAACCGCCCGCCTGGGCGGCTGCGGCATTTGAATCCGGGCTGCGACAATCAACAGAGGAGGAGAAGAGTGACAGCAGAGCTGCGTAATCTCCCGCATATTGCCAGCATGGCTTTTAATGAGCCGCTGATGCTTGAACCCGCCTATGCGCGGGTTTTCTTTTGTGCGCTTGCAGGCCAGCTTGGGATCAGCCGCCTGACGGATGCAGTATCCGGCGACAGCCTGACTGCCGGAGAGGCACCCGCGGCGCTGGCGTTATCCGGTGATGATGACGGACCACGACAGGCCCGGAGTTATCAGGTCATGAACGGCATCGCCGTGCTGCCGGTGTCCGGTACGCTGGTCAGCCGGACGCGGGCGCTGCAGCCGTATTCGGGAATGACCGGTTACAACGGCATTATCGCCCGTCTGCAACAGGCTGCCAGCGATCCGATGGTGGACGGCATTCTGCTCGATATGGACACACCGGGCGGGATGGTGGCGGGAGCATTTGACTGTGCTGACATCATCGCCCGTGTGCGAGACATAAAACCGGTATGGGCGCTGGCCAACGACATGAACTGCAGTGCAGGTCAGCTGCTTGCCAGCGCCGCCTCCCGGCGTCTGGTCACGCAGACCGCCCGGACAGGCTCCATCGGCGTCATGATGGCTCACAGTAATTACGGTGCTGCCCTGGAGAAACAGGGCGTGGAAATCACGCTGATTTACAGCGGCAGCCATAAGGTGGATGGCAACCCCTACAGCCATCTACCGGGTGATGTCCGGGAAACACTGCAGTCCCGGATGGATGCAACCCGCCGGATGTTTGCGCAGAAGGTGTCGGCATATACCGGCCTGTCCGTGCAGGCTGTGCTGGATACCGAGGCTGCAGTGTACAGCGGTCAGGAGGCCATTGATGCCGGACTGGCTGATGAACTTGTCAACAGCACCGATGCGATCACCGTTATGCGTGATGCACTGGATGCACGTAAATCCCGTCTCTCAGGAGGGCGAATGACCAAAGAGACTCAATCAACAACTGTTTCAGCCACTGCTTCGCAGGCTGACGTTACTGGCGTGGTGCCAGCGACGGAGGGCGAAAACGCCAGCGCGGCGCAGCCGGACGTGAACGCGCAGATCACCGCTGCGGTTGCGGCAGAAAACAGCCGCATTATGGGGATCCTCAACTGTGAGGAGGCTCACGGACGCGAAGAACAGGCCCGCGTGCTGGCAGAAACCCCCGGTATGACCGTGGAAACGGCCCGCCGCATTCTGGCCGCAGCACCACAGAGTGCACAGGCGCGCAGTGATACTGCGCTGGATCGTCTGATGCAGGGGGCACCGGCACCGCTGGCTGCAGGTAACCCGGCATCTGATGCCGTTAACGATTTGCTGAACACACCAGTGTAAGGGATGTTTATGACGAGCAAAGAAACCTTTACCCATTACCAGCCGCTGGGCAACAGTGACCCGGCTCATACCGCAACCGCGCCCGGCGGATTGAGTGCGAAAGCGCCTGCAATGACCCCGCTGATGCTGGACACCTCCAGCCGTAAGCTGGTTGCGTGGGATGGCACCACCGACGGTGCTGCCGTTGGCATTCTTGCGGTTGCTGCTGACCAGACCAGCACCACGCTGACGTTCTACAAGTCCGGCACGTTCCGTTATGAGGATGTGCTCTGGCCGGAGGCTGCCAGCGACGAGACGAAAAAACGGACCGCGTTTGCCGGAACGGCAATCAGCATCGTTTAACCTGACCCTTCATCACTAAAGGCCGCCTGTGCGGCTTTTTTTACGGGATTTTTTTATGTCGATGTACACAACCGCCCAACTGCTGGCGGCAAATGAGCAGAAATTTAAGTTTGATCCGCTGTTTCTGCGTCTCTTTTTCCGTGAGAGCTATCCCTTCACCACGGAGAAAGTCTATCTCTCACAAATTCCGGGACTGGTAAACATGGCGCTGTACGTTTCGCCGATTGTTTCTGGTGAGGTTATCCGTTCCCGTGGCGGCTCCACCTCTGAATTTACGCCGGGATATGTCAAGCCGAAGCATGAAGTGAATCCGCAGATGACCCTGCGTCGCCTGCCGGATGAAGATCCGCAGAATCTGGCGGACCCGGCTTACCGCCGCCGTCGCATCATCATGCAGAACATGCGTGACGAAGAGCTGGCCATTGCTCAGGTCGAAGAGATGCAGGCAGTTTCTGCCGTGCTCAAGGGCAAATACACCATGACCGGTGAAGCCTTCGATCCGGTTGAGGTGGATATGGGCCGCAGTGCGGCGAACAACATCACGCAGTCCGGCGGCACGGAGTGGAGCAAGCGTGACAAGTCCACGTATGACCCGACCGACGATATCGAAGCCTACGCGCTGAACGCCAGCGGCGTGGTGAATATCATCGTGTTTGACCCGAAAGGCTGGGCGCTGTTCCGTTCCTTCAAAGCCGTCAGGGAGAAGCTGGATACCCGTCGCGGCTCTCATTCCGAACTGGAGACAGCGGTAAAAGACCTGGGCAAAGCGGTGTCTTATAAGGGAATGTATGGCGATGTGGCCATCGTCGTGTATTCCGGACAGTACGTGGAAAACGGCGTCAAAAAGAACTTCCTGCCGGACAACACGATGGTGCTGGGGAACACTCAGGCACGCGGTCTGCGCACCTATGGCTGCATTCAGGATGCGGACGCACAGCGCGAAGGCATTAACGCCTCTGCCCGTTACCCGAAAAACTGGGTGACCACCGGCGATCCGGCGCGTGAGTTCACCATGATTCAGTCAGCACCGCTGATGCTGCTGGCTGACCCTGATGAGTTCGTGTCCGTACAACTGGCGTAATCATGGCCCTTCGGGGCCATTGTTTTTCTGTGGAGGAGTCCATGACGAAAGATGAACTGATTGCCCGTCTCCGCTCGCTGGGTGAACAACTGAACCGTGATGTCAGCCTGACGGGGACGAAAGAAGAACTGGCGCTCCGTGTGGCAGAGCTGGAAGAGGAGCTTGATGACACGGATGAAACTGCCGGTCAGGACACCCCTCTCAGCCGGGAAAATGTGCTGACCGGACATGAAAATGAGGTGGGATCAGCGCAGCCGGATACCGTGATTCTGGATACGTCTGAACTGGTCACGGTCGTGGCACTGGTGAAGCTGCATACTGATGCACTTCACGTCACGCGGGATGAACCTGTGGCATTTGTGCTGCCGGGAACGGCGTTTCGTGTCTCTGCCGGTGTGGCAGCCGAAATGACAGAGCGCGGCCTGGCCAGAATGCAATAACGGGAGGCGCTGTGGCTGATTTCGATAACCTGTTCGATGCTGCCATTGCCCGCGCCGATGAAACGATACGCGGGTACATGGGAACGTCAGCCACCATGACATCCGGTGAGCAGTCCGGCGCAGTAATACGTGGTGTTTTTGATGACCCTGAAAATATCAGCTATGCCGGACAGGGCGTGCGTGTTGAAGGCTCCAGCCCGTCCCTGTTTGTCCGGACTGATGATGTGCGGCAACTGCGGCGTGGAGACACGCTGACCATCGGTGAGGAAAACTTCTGGATAGACCGGATTTCGACGGATGATGGCGGAAGCTGTCATCTCTGGCTTGGGCGGGGCGTACCGCCTGCCGTTAACCGTCGTCGCTGAAGGGGGGATGTATGGCCATAAAAGGTCTTGAGCAGGCCGTTGAAAACCTCAGTCGTATCAGCAAAACGGCGGTGCCTGGTGCGTCAGCAATGGCCATTAACCGCGTTGCTTCATCCGCGATATCGCAGTCGGCGTCACAGGTTGCCCGTGAGACAAGAGTACGCCGGAAACTGGTAAAGGAAAGGGCCAGGCTGAAAAGGGCCACGGTTAAAAATCCGCAGGCCAGAATCAAGGTTAACCGGGGGGATTTGCCCGTAATCAAGCTGGGTAACGCGCGGGTTGTCCTGTCCCGACGCAGGCGTCGTAAAAAGGGGCAGCGTTCATCCCTGAAAGGTGGCGGCAGCGTGCTTGTGGTGGGAAACCGTCGTATTCCCGGCGCGTTTATTCAGCAACTGAAAAATGGCCGGTGGCATGTCATGCAGCGTGTGGCCGGGAAAAACCGTTACCCCATTGATGTGGTGAAAATCCCGATGGCGGTGCCGCTGACCACGGCGTTTAAACAGAATATTGAGCGGATACGGCGTGAACGTCTTCCGAAAGAGCTGGGCTATGCGCTGCAGCATCAACTGAGAATGGTAATAAAGCGATGAAACATACTGAACTCCGTGCAGCCGTACTGGATGCACTGGAGAAGCATGACACCGGGGCGACGTTTTTTGATGGTCGCCCCGCTGTTTTTGATGAGGCGGATTTTCCGGCAGTTGCCGTTTATCTCACCGGCGCTGAATACACGGGCGAAGAGCTGGACAGCGATACCTGGCAGGCGGAGCTGCATATCGAAGTTTTCCTGCCTGCTCAGGTGCCGGATTCAGAGCTGGATGCGTGGATGGAGTCCCGGATTTATCCGGTGATGAGCGATATCCCGGCACTATCAGATCGGGTAGCAGTGATGCATTACTGCATCACCGCCCCCTAAGAACCGTACGTGCCAGTTTCCCGGCATACGGCTCAAGCCTTTCTAAGCCCACTCTCATGAGCCGGTTTCACTACATGTATACCTTTCGCATGAACAAGTGTGTGACACATCGGATGCAGCATAATCAAATTGGAGAGGCAGTTGCTCCCTCCATCGACTCGCCGTATGATGTGATGAACCTGCCACTGGGAATCAGATGTAATCCTCTCATCACATATGGGGCATCGGCCCCGCTGCTCAAACCAGATTTGAATGAGCTTTTTCCGTCCTTGCAGTTTGTGCCGCATTTTGTCTGCACAACGCTCCTCAAAGTACATCTCCCATTGAGGATCGAACGGATTAGCTGCAATTTTAATCGGTTTAAACCGGTTGATAGGCGTATCGATTGCTTTCCTCAGATTTGCATACTGAGGCTTACCGTTGGCAAGGAGTTCTCCGGTAGCCGTGGAGAAAGACCAGTTTCGGGCACCTTGTTGATGGAAATATCTTTTCCGAATCCACTTCTTTCCCTTATTGGGATGACGCCGAACAGCCCAACGCCATAAAGCCAGCCAGATCTCATTGTCAACTTTGTTAAATGCGACCTTGGCCACAATGTGTTGATGGTAAGCCGCCCACCCTTTGATCATTGGGTTCAGCATGCGGATCAACGTAAGCTGATCCATAGCTTTGTTGCCTTTGATTACAGCGCGTATTTTCTTTAAAAAGGAACTGACATTGGCTTTAGAGGGTTTGATCAGCATCTTACCGCCATATTTGCGAATGTTCTGTCCAAGAAAATCAAATCCTTCCTCGATATGTGTGATTTTCGTCTTTTCCGGAGAAAGCATTAATCCTCTTTCAGCCATAAACCGCCTGACGACGGGTAATACCTGAGACTCAAGAAGTTCTTTTGACTCTCCAGTGATAATAAAATCATCAGCATATCTCACATAGTTAACTTTCGGGTTAACCAATCGTCCCTTGACTGTTCTCTTTTTAAACTCCGAAGCAAGAAGCGCCTCCAGTCCATCCAGAGCAATGTTAGCCAGTACAGGAGAAATTATTCCCCCCTGAGGAGTTCCTGAATTTACAGGGAATAACTGCCCCTTTTCCCTGTAACCCGCTTTAAGCCACTTTGTCAGGATTTGTCTGTCTGTTGAGGTGTTATCGATTAGCCATTGATGAGATATATTGTCAAAGCATCCCCGTATATCCCCCTCAAGCACCCATTCAGCGGATGTTTTCTGCGCAAGAACACAGAAGCACTGTGCTATCGCATCTGCAGTAGACCTTCCAGTCCGAAAGCCGAAGGATCTCTGGTCAGCAGTGACTTCAGCAACGGGCTCAAGAGCCAGCAAATACAACGCCTGCATCGCCCGATCCTTCATAGTGGGTATCCCAAGGGGACGAGACTTCCCATTTGACTTAGGTATATAAACCCGCTTAAGTGGCTGTGGTTTGTAACCACGCCGTTTCAGCAGGTTAATAGCAAGAAATTTAACCTCCGGGGAAGACCATGTCTGACCATCAACCCCAGGAGTACGTTTCCCGCTATTCTCTGTAACTCGTCTGACAGCAACTGCTCTGCCACTAAACGAGTGAGTCAGTATCCATTGCAAGGATTTGACCTTGCCATGTTTACCTTCTCGTGTTGCCTTTACGATACGCGCTTGCAGTCTCCGCACTTCCCGATAGCACTGACGCCAGTTGATACTGTGCCAGGAGTCACCGTTAAGTAAGGACGCACCTTTACAGGTTGTAGCCTGCTCAGTCATCTGCTTTTCCTTTCTGGAAGATTACTCAAACTCTCTCGTAATGAAAGACCCAGTGGAAGTCTGCCCGCTTTCGCGTAGGGTAATGTTGCCGGGCTCAACCCTTATCCGGTCCATTACAGACTGGCATTCGCTTTTTCCACCTTCTTTTACCCGCACCGCCAACAGTATCCCTTGCGGTTAACCTGCCTCACGAGGCAGCGATACGGGCTTACCATGTTCCACCTGAATAACAACAGTAGGTTAGACTCTGCTCACAACACCGGTGGTTTATTGTCCGTGTACCCCTAGCAAACAGAGGAGTAACCAACCACATACCTTTTGGTTCAAGCCTGTCAGCATCTTTGGCTTGTTCTGGTTAACGACGCTTCAGCAGTTCACATATGTTAGTCATGCTACCGAGCCTAGACCTCCTCCGCCTGATGCTGGCAGATTACATGTAACCTCACGGTTTCATGCGATCCGAAGATCCGGTTTCATTGTCCTGACAGCTTCACACCCCACCGTTACCAGTGACGCATGTGTCAGTAGGCTACTGATGACGGAACATCAGGTTCCCTGACGGAATCGAACTCCGCTGGAACAATTATTCAGG